TAATCGATCATTATGAAAATCCCAGGAATGTCGGATCTTTTGATAAGAGCGATCCAAGCGTAGGCACCGGTATGGTTGGTGCCCCTGCTTGTGGTGATGTAATGAAATTACAAATAAAGGTGGATCATGATACAGGTATTATTACAGATGCAAAATTTAAAACGTATGGCTGCGGATCGGCTATCGCGAGTTCGAGTCTCATTACAGAGTGGGTCAAAGGCATGCACCTCGACCAAGCCGGAGCAATCAAAAACTCCGACATCGCCGAAGAACTAGCCCTACCTCCAGTTAAGATACATTGTAGCATATTGGCCGAGGATGCTATTAAAGCAGCCGTTGATGATTACCGTAACCGACACAGCCAGTAAACGAATTAAACAAAATTTGGCAAAACGTGGCCATGGTGTTGGTATTCGTATAGGTGTAAGAACTACAGGCTGTAGTGGTCTAGCATACACCATGGAATATGTGGATGAATACACCGCAGAAGTGGGAGTGACTAATTTTGCACACGACGGGTTTGTTGTATTAGTAGATGCCAAAAGTCTGGCTTATTTAAACGGGTTGACCATGGATTGGATTCGCAATGGACTCAATGAAGGATTCGATTTTATCAATCCCAACGAGCGCGATCGTTGCGGGTGCGGCGAAAGTTTTAGAGTTTAATATTTGCCTACAGGCAGTTCAGTGCTGGCCGGCATATCCCAAATCTGCTTGCGTTCAACACCCTTACGCTGAGCAAATTTCTTGGCATCACAACTAGAGCAGACATGAAAGTAGTTGTTGCTCAAACGCTTGTGATCCATATGTTTTAGATCCCTAGTAAAAGTTTCATCGCAATTATCGCAACGGAAGACTGCAACGGTCTTTTTACGAACGTATTCATGCGGTGTTCCCAATTTACTGAGTCTAACATGTTGAGTTTGTTGGGTTTCTTTTTTTAAGAACATCACGTATTTACATTCGGCTTATAAAACTTTGGGCTAAATAGTAGAGCAACCATACATCTTAGGATCTACCATGGCAAGAAAAATTATTGATACCGGCGTTGTAGGCAACGACGGCACTGGCGACAGTATACGAGACTCATTCCGTAAGGTAAATGACAACTTTAGAGAACTTTACAGTTCGTTAGGTTTAGGTGAGAAGCTTACTTTTAAAAATCTAGACGATACTCCTAGCAGTTATCTTGGGCAAGAAAACGCATTACTTGCCGTTAATAATACCGAGACAGGAGTTGTTTTTAAACAGTTAACTCCGGGCTCTGGTATCAGTTTAGATTTTACTACCAACATAAACGAAATTAGAGTTAGCTCTGAGTTTTCGGAAGTTGTTGGAGATTCTAGTCCTCAACTAGGCGGAAATCTAAGTGCAAGATCTGGAGGACTACAATATAGAATTTTAGATCTAGGAACTAACGCACTTCCTATCACCCCACTATACGAACACGAAGCTGTTAATAAACGATATGCCGATAGCAAAATTGCTAGAGCAGGTGTTGATACAGTAGATCCTAGAACTGGGTTAACTAACAGTTCGTTTGGTAGAATGAGCGGACCTCTTATACTTTCTAGAGATCCTGAACCAGAAGACGATGATATTTATGGCGGATTAATTGCTGCAACTAAAAGATATGTAGACAATTCAGCTTTTGGCAGTTCAGTAAACTTGTATGTTGCAACTTCTGGTCAAGATGATAGAGTTGGGGTTAGTGCTGCTCTACAAGGTCGTGCATTGGCCTATGCCTATCGCACGTTGGAAGCTGCGCTTAAACGGGCAGAGGAAATAGTATTAGAAGCCAGAAACGAAATTGGTCCTTACAAAAAAACATTAACTTATAATAATGGTGCAGCAGAATGTACCTTGGATGACATAACAGACGCTCCCGCCAGTGGTTCTGGGTTTAGCGGATCACCGTTAATGAGTGTGGATTCAGTAGTTGTTAATAATGTTGGTGTGAACTATAGACCAGGTGATATACTGACTGTTGTCGGTGGAGCATTTGTTCAGCCAGCTAGAATTGAAATATTATCAACCACTGAAGCGGGCGGTGCATTAACATTTAGAATATTATCTACTGGTGTTTACAGCAGTTTACCTCCTACCAACACCAATGTGGCCACTACTGATGACAGTGCTAACGGACAACTTGCCACACTGAATCTAACCTATAGAGTCAACAATGTTGTGGTAAATGCTGGTGGAAGTGGCTACGGACTTGTATCTGTTAGAATTTCAGGTGGTGGCGGGTCAGGTGCATTTGGAACTGCTGATGTCCTTAGCGGCATTGTTCAAAGTATTACCATAACTGACCAAGGTTCTGGTTTTACCAGCTTACCTGTGGTATCAGTGTCTCTTCCAAGATTCTTAATTAATACTGACGGATACCGAACAGACTTTACAGGTGATGTGACCACATCAACTCCAAGTGCTGTTAGAAGCAGAGACATTCGAGAAGGTCTGTATCTTCGAGGTGAATCATCAGGTGCACTGGCACAGATACTATCTCACCAAGGTGCATTAGATAGCCTCGGCAACGAAATTTTTGATGTGGATCTAAAGTACGGAACTTTTGTGATTGGCGAAGTAATATCTTACGGCGACGTTGCAAAAAATATTCAAATTAGTATATTAGTAGAAACTGGTGTCTACGAAGAAAATTTACCCTTAAGACTTCCCAACAACGTGTCTATTATTGGTGACGAATTTAGACGTTGTATTATTAGACCCAAGCCAGGCATAAGTTCAAGTCCTTGGGCGTTTTTGCATTTTAGAAGAGACCTATCAGTGGGTGTTGCTGGCACTGACTTGATAACACTAACTGATAGACTGTTTGGATATCACTATCTCCAAGACACATCACAGCCCATTTATCCTCTAGTTAACAATCGAGGCTTTTATAGATCAGCTGCACAGCTCCTACAATTAAATCGTGTGTTCATACAAAAAGAAGTAGTGGGCTGGATAGCTGATCAAGTGGCAGAAGAAATTTCTCCGTTCACTGCTGCTTTCTTGTACAACAGCGAAACTTGTGAAAGGGATGTAGGACTTATTATTGACTCTATGATATTTGATTTGAAGTGGGGCGGCTCAAATAGAACCATATCATCGGCACTTAAATATTATGGCAATGCCAGCGGATTAATTGCAATCAATGCTCAACTATCACAGACTATTGCGGCTATTCGACGACTGGGCACACTTGCTCAACTGGTTATTCGAAATGTAGAAATCCAAGAACTTTATCAAGATGCCTATCCTCAAATCATAGACGGTGCCTATATTGCTGAAGTTGGTACTACCGGAACATCATTTAATATTACCGGAGTCACTAACGCCAACCCAATTGCAATTACTACCGCTACTGCTCACGGACTAGCTTCAGGCAACCAAATTTTAATTAGTGGAGTAGGTGGTACCACACAAATCAATGGCAACGACTATTATGTCACTGTTATAAATGCAACATCATTTTACATATACAGTGATGCTGCAAGAACAATTTCAGTTAGCGGTGTAACCTATGGAACATATACATCCGGCGGTAGTGCCGTTAGTATTGGCGGAGTGGTAGGTGCATTAATTAATGTTGTTATTGATGTCATTGATAATTCAGGAAGTGTTAACTATCCTAAAAATAACGACGAGATGGACGTTATATTGTGTAATGACGCTGTACGTATACAGTCAATCACATTCCAAGGGCATGGCGGATTTGCCATGGTACTTGATCCAGAGGGCCAGATCCTTGCCAAATCTCCATACGCTCAAGAGTGTGCGTCGTTCTCAAAGGGAACTGGGGCTCAGACGTTTGCAGGCGGCCAATACATTGACGGCTTTACCGGCAACTTAAAATTTAAAATTCTAAGTAAAGATTCAAATACGTTCTTGCGTGTGGGCGAGTTGAAGCGCATACCTCAACTGCCTGCTTCTTTTATTGTTGAAGACACAGTATATAGAATTAACTATGTTAGAGACTACACATTTAACACAGCAGGTTCTACAGCGTCATTTGTTCTAGATGAAACGACTCCTTGGCCGTTTGATTTATTCACCTACAACGAAGCTATCTGCTCTAGAGACGTTGGCCTAATTTTAAATGGCGTTGGCTATGACGTTGTGTTTGGCACTAATTATCATTCTAGACGATCTGGTTTGACCTATAGACTGGCAGCTGCCAGCGTGGTCATCGAAGATCAATTAGATTTAACTGTTCGAGCAATAGAAGAAGCGCACACACTGGCATCTAATTATTTGACATTGTATCCTACTGCGCAGTCAATTGTCGAGACCAGTAAAGTCAATATTGCCAATATTGTTAGAAATGGTAGTACATTTGCAGCGGCTTTATCGTTTACAAATCCTCCTGGGCTAGCAGCTAATAGAGTCAACGCCAGTTCATTACTGCAAGCAAACATTCAATTTATCAAAGATGAGACTGTTGGATACCTAGCCTCTACCTACCCCTCACTGTCATTTAATCAAACAACCTGCGCTCGAGATGTTGAGTACCTTGTTGAATCATTGATATATGATATTTTGTATGGTGGTAATAGTGAAACTAGAAAAGCAGGTATCAAATATTGGGATGGAGTAGGATCTGCGGCTGTATTGCAAGTTCCTGTAGGACAACAAGCACAAACTGCCGACGGCATTAACTATGCCAAATATCTAGCCAAGCAGGTCATTGTTAGTCTAGCTCCTACTATCTCATACACAGCTACTCCAAGAGTGGGTGGCTCTGCAAGCGATGGTGCCATTCAATCTGTAATCGAAACATTGTTAACTAATGTTGCAGCCATTGTGACCAGCGGTGTAGGATCTGCTACTGCTGAAACATTGCCTAACCTGGGGGCATACGCATATGCTGGGACTGCTATAACTGCACGTACAATAATTAACACAAATAAAACTGCCATTCAAGCGGCAGTAATTACTTTTGTAAATGAAAATGCCAATGCCTACGAAGTACTGATGCCTGGTAATAGATCGATGTTGTCCAACGACTACACGCAGATCAATGACCTAGGTTATGGTATTGTGGTCAACAACGGTGGATTAGCAGAATGTGTGAGTATGTTTACCTACTACTGCCATATCTCATATTACTCGATTGGCGGTGGACAGATTCGATCAATTGGCGGATCAAGTGCTCACGGTAATTTTGCACTAGTTGCTGAAGGTAGCGATCCTCTAGAAGTTCCAACTCCTGTGTCAACATATTACGATCTTGCTCAAGGAGCAAGATGTTATTTCCCTTCAGGATCATATGCCAACGTAGCAGGCGGGCTATCAATATATGTTACTAACTATACATATCCGCCGTCACCAAATTCAGAATTAGAAGTCGACCACGGTCTTGGAACTATATTTAGATATCCAATTACTGGAGTATCTACTGATGATTCGTTGCCTGCTGGAGTGGCAAGACTAAGTCTACGAAGTTCCGAAGGTGCAGGCATCACCGGTCTTGCAGCCGTAATTGCCAACACCACTATATTAACCATTAGACAAAACTCCACAGTGGTTCTAACTGGCAATGCCGTGGACGTTGCTGTTCGACCAAGTACTGGACTAGTGCTTGCTGAGTCCCCTGAAGTATATCGAGTGCTACAATTTGAAGCATATGCCGACCCTGTGGGTGCTAGAACTATTACTATTGCCCTAGGTACTCCTGGAATTATAACCAGAGCATCTCATGGTCTTCAACCAGGATATCAAATTGTTATTACCACAACTGGTGCATTGCCTACAGGATTAACAGCAGGTATAGTTTATTATGTACAGTCAGACGGCTTCACTGCAAATAGTTTTAGACTAGCTACAACAAAACGTGGTGTTGCTATTAATGCAACCGGCAGTCAAAGTGGGACCCATTCCTACACAGTATTTGGTCTTGCGCAGACCACACTGAGAGAAAATTACAACTATATCGATATATCATTATATCCAGAGCAACCATTTGTGACTGCTCCAAGGGTGTGTACAATTTCCATTGCTAATCCTGCGGTAGTTACATTAACCAGTCACGGATTTAGTGCAAACAATGTTGTTAGATTTACCACAACTGGTGCATTGCCTAGCGGAATTTCACTTACTAGACTGTATTTTGTTAAAACGGTATTAGATGCAAATACATTTACCATAACAGATATTGCAACCAGCTCGTCATTACCATTAGAGTGTACGGGAATTCAATATGGTGTCCAACGTGTAGGTCTAGTAATAGGTCGTGCAGGAGATAGTACTGTTGCCATTGTGCCAATCAGCGGTGCAGAAGAGAATCGAGTCCTTGGTACCAAGATTGTGTACAAAGGTGTAGAGTACACCGTGCAGGCCTATCAGAATGAAACAACAACTGGAGATAATTATGGATTGATAACTGTCAGCCCTGCGTTATCAAACTCTTTGATTTATTTTACAAGTCTGCCAACTCTTAAATCTGCGGTACCAAAAGACGAACCAGGCACACTCACAATTAGGATTTCTTTAACTCGTGTGACTTCACATGATCTATTAGAAATTGGTACTGGCTCTTATGCCGATACAAATTATCCAAACGAAATTTATGGTCCGGCAGTTAACGCACTAGATCCAGATTCTGAAACTCAAGAGCGTAGTGTAGGTCGAGTTTTCTATGTGACCACTGACCAATTTGGTAATTTCTCTGTTGGTCCATACTTCCGTGTTGACCAAGGTACTGGTAGTGTGACTTTTGCGGCGTCAATTGCGCTGTCGAATCTAGACGGTATTGGTTTTAAACGAGGTGTTCCAGTAAGTGAATTTTCAACTGACAGTTCGTTCAGTGACAACGCCACTGACACAGTACCGACAGAAAATGCTGCAAGAGGCTATATCGAACGTAGATTAGGAATCAGCCATACTGGTGCTGTATTGCCCTTGGGCACATTGATCCCGGCATTCAGTGGCGGGTATATGGCTCTTGACGGCCAATTGGCCATGAAGTCCGATATGGATCTAGGCAATTTTAAAATTAGGAATGTGGCGGATCCAGTAAATCCAACCGATGCCCTCAATCTTAGAAGTTTAACTCTCAACAACTTAGTTGACTTTCAAGCCACTAATCCGCGAAGTGGTGACATTTTAACATTTACTGGTGCAGGGACATTTGCGCAGAACTCTGCGGTGGTAGGAGATATTAGCCTTAATATTGATTCTACTGCCAACACAGTTGATATTCAGATTAATCCAGGTGTAATTATTGATGCCGATATTAACAATGCTGCTAATATTGTTCAAAGTAAATTGCTGTTATCATCTGCTACAACTAGAGCAAATGCCGCTGGCATAACACAGGCAGAAAAAGGCATATCCAGTTTTGATAATGCGCAGTTTGATGTCACTGACGGGTGGGTCACACTAAAAGACAACGGTGTTAATTTAACAGACCTTCCACAGATTGCAACTAAAACAGTGCTAGGCAATTCAACTCTGGCAACTGCTAACGTATCAGCTGTGCTGTTCAGCACAGTAGTCAATGACGGTGGCGCCATTAAGAAATCACAGTACAATGGCGGAACTGGCTATCTAAGAAGAATTGGTTTTACTTCTACTAATGACGCTGACTATGCTATTGTAGACGAATCTACCAGCGTTGCTGCAAGCACATTGGTCAAGCGTGATGTCAACGGCGACTTTGCTGGTAGATTCGTCAGCATAGACAAACTCATTGTTGACACAAAAACCATTCTTGATACTACAACAACCTCAACAGGTGGATATACTCAGCTGTATGGATTTTCAAATAACGTTGGTATTTTAATTGGTGACGGAACTACCTTGCCTGATCGTAGAACATTCTACGACAACGACTCACATACGTTTAGAACATACAATGGTCTGAGTAATGCTCCTATAACTGTAGGATCAATTACTACTCCAGTACTCACTACAGGTGCTGTTAGCTCTGGTGGTACAATAACTGGTCTTTGGGGGCTAAGTTCTGGTAGTAGATTAACAGCTACCTATGCAGACTTAGCTGAATACTACGAAGGCGATCGTGAATATGCAGTTGGAACTGTGTTAATATTTGGTGGAGATAAAGAAGTCACTATGTCGTCAACGTACGGGGATCATAAAGTTGTTGGCGTGGTCAGTGATACTGCTGCATATATTATGAATGAACAATGCGCCGGCACAAAAAATCTAGTAGCATTACAAGGTCGTGTGCCCTGTAAGGTAGTAGGAAAAATTAACAAAGGCGATTTAATAGTAACATCCAATATTCCAGGTGTTGGTATATCAGCAGGAGGCAATGCCAAAACTGGTACCGTTATTGGTAAGGCAATAGCAGATTACAACTCAGATCACATTGGCACTATTGAAGTTGCCGTAGGAAGAACATAATGTCTAGAAAAACAATAAATTCAGGTTCTGCTCCAATACTGTGGAGCACAGTTGACGAAGCATTTAATAGAATAAATGACAACTTTACAGAGCTGTATCTAAGCGTAGGTGGTGGCGGTGCTATTGATCTAACAGCAATAAACAGCAACATCAACCCAGGAGCGAACGAAACATATGATCTAGGATCGCCAACTAAACGTTGGAGAGACATCTATCTTAGTGGCAGCTCGATTCATCTGGGAACAGCGGTAATTACTTCACAATACGGTGCAGTTAATCTTCCGGCAGGATCTACCATCGGTAGTCTAGCACTAGACGAAAACTATTTTAAAACTATTGCTGTGCCCGGTCAGCCAAGTATTGTTGCCGACACCGGAACTGATACACTAATTATTGCAGCCAGCAGTGGTATTACATTGACTACAGCAGCGGGACTTGATCGATTGACTATTGCTAACAGCGGAGTATTAACCAATGCTGGCGGTACAGGTATTACGGTCAGTGGGTCAACTGGCAATGTTGTAATTAACAATGCGGGTGTAGTTTCAGCCGTTGCTGGATACGGTATCAGTGTTAGTTCAGCAACAGGTAATGTCACTATTGCCAATACCGGAATAGTTAGCATTATCACTGACCCAGGATCTGGTATTGCATTAGATACCAGTGTTCCTGGTACTGTTCGAATTACAAACTCAGCGCCCAGCGTGCCGCAAAATATTTTCCAAACTGTGGCAGTTAGCGGTCAATCAAATGTGGTCGCAGATAGTACATCAGACATATTGACATTTGTAAACGGTACAGGCATTAGTATCACTACCAATGCTGGTGCTGACTCGATTACATTTACCAACTCAGGTGTGACCAGCTTTGCAGTATCTGGTGTTGGTCTAAGCGCAAGTGCTGCCACAGGATCGATCACATTATCCAACACCGGAGTCACTGCTATATCGGCAGGCGATGGCATTTCCATTAACCAAAGTACTGGTACAGTTATTGTCACAAACACAAGATTTGGATTTACTTCTATTGCAGTAGGTGGACAATCATCCGTATTAGCTGATAACACCACAGACACCTTGGTGTTGGTAGCAGGTGAAGGTATACAATTAACCACAAACGCAGTCAGCGATAGCATCACATTTGATGTGACATACCTCAAGGGTTCTGTGTTCTCAGACACATCCACACTGGTGATCAACGGTGCTACTGGCACGGTGGTTGGCGCTGTTGCAACTTCAAGTTTACGTACTTCAGAAACCAAAATAGCATTAGGATATGGTGCAGGCAGTGTTTCTCAAGGCAATGCTGCGGTTGCAGTTGGACCATTTGCTGGGCAAACAACGCAAGGCCAAAATGCGGTAGCTGTCGGTTTCAATGCCGGCCAAACTACTCAAGGTATTGCAGCCGTAGCTGTCGGCATAGCATCTGGTTATCTTCTTCAAGGCGTCGACGCTGTTGCAATCGGAAGCGGTGCTGGTTATACTAGTCAAGGCACGCAATCAGTTGCCATTGGTAAACTAGCTGGTAATACTGGACAAGGCCTACAAGCGATTGCCATAGGATCTGGAGCTGGCCAAACTAGCCAGCCCGCAAATAGTATTGTTATCAATGCCAGCGGCTCCATACTCAACGGCGCAGCAGCTGGCTTCTATGTAAGACCAATTAGGGAAGTCACTGGTCCGCAAACCGTATACTACAATCCTGTCACATATGAAGTCACGTGGGGACCTGTACCCTCAGGTGGTGTAGGCGGTGGTGGCACCAGCAATTATGAATTCAGTGTAGCCGGTGATGACTCCACACAGCGAGTGATCAGCAATGGTGAGACATTACGCTTTGCAGGTGCAGGAGGAATTAGCACAACCACAGATGGTGAAGGTCGAGTCACAATTACCGGACCAACATTGACCACAGTGGCCACAAGTGGTAGCTATACTGACTTAACAAATAAACCAACCATACCAGCAGCCTACTCTTCAACCAGTATCGACGCCCTAAGTGATGTTGATACAACCACTAGTGCACCTACAAATGGTCAAGCACTTGTATGGAGCTCAGCAGGAAGTAAATGGTTGCCTGGCACAGTGTCGGGAGGTGGTGGTGGTACACTGGCATCAAGAGCCGCAGTGGCGGGGACTACTGCAAGCCTAGCTAATGCCGCAAGAGGCAACTTGACCATTACTGGCTATAAAGGCTACATGCTTTACAAGATTCAAACATCAGCTGCTGCATGGGTAAGAATTTACACAGACATTGCCAGCAGAACAGCAGATGCAACTAGAGTAGAAGGCGCTGATCCAACTCCAGGTTCAGGTGTTGTTGCTGAGGTAATTACCACAGGAGCACAGACTATTTTGATTAGTCCAGGTGCATTAGGGTTCAGCAACGAAACTGTTCCAGATACAAATATACAATTAGCAGTGACCAACAAAAGTGGCGGGACAACTACAATCACTGTCACATTAACTGCTGTGCAACTAGAGGCATAATATGTCAGAAATGCTGTCGTACATACAGACTAGAAAGTACATTGTCACTGTGTACAACCACGATGACCTTGGTGTCATCTATGAAGAATTAGAAACAGCAGGTAAGGCTCCGCCTGAAACAGAGATATTTCGTGATGTAGAATGCCTAGAACGCAGACCTATGAGCAGAAATACTGTTTATAGGCTGACCGATTGGGAATCCAGTCAATTAAAAAATGATCCCAGAATAAAGGCAGTGAGCATACATCCAGACGAATTAGGTATCCAGGCCGGTACTAACACAACCACGCAGACCAGTTCTGCTTGGGACAAATCAAGCGGTACTTCTTCCACAATGAAAAACTGGGCTTTGTTGAGATGCACCGAAGGCCAACAACGTGCAGGGTGGGGCGGAACTGGCTATCAAGGCAACGGATCGGGCACTGCGGCGCAAACTGGCACCATCGAATTAACTCAGACCGGGCGTAATGTTGATGTTGTGATCTGCGACACTGGACTGCCAACACAGGCACATCCAGAATTTGCAGTTAATGCGGACGGTACGGGAGGATCAAGAGTTGTTAACTACAATTGGTTTCAACACAATCCAGAAGTCACTGGCGGTGCGGTGGGCACCTACAATCTAGGACTAATTGATCCGCACGGCATGCATGTGGCAGGCACCGTGGCAGGCAACACACAAGGATGGGCACGTGACTCCACAATCTATAGTTTATACTATGATACTGGCAACACCGGTAATTTTAGTTTGGTATTTGATTATGTACGAGCTTTTCATAGAAACAAAACAGTTAATGTTGCAACTGGTAGAAAGAATCCCACAATTGTAAACAACAGTTGGGGTATGAGTGTGTTTCCTAGTGAATGGTCGTTAACTGATATTACTGCGGTGACTTACAGAGGAACTAGATATACTCCAGGCGGTGCTACTACTTTCCTTGGAACTAGCGGTGTATGCACCAGTTCGACTAGGTTGGCAAATTTATTAGGATTAGAAAATTTTGGTAATAGAATAACCACTGCAGGACCAGTTGGTGCCACAGGTGGCACTATCAGTACAAAACCCGCTGCATGGACTCTAGAATCAAATCAGTCGGCGTATCTTTTAGGAACATCGCCACCAGACGCAACTTATGTAATAACATTAACTACCACAGGTAATAACACCACAATAAGAGTTAAAAATGATGTTGCCTCGGGTGGCCAAACTGGTCAGACCAGCTTGTCCATGGGCATACAGATAGTTAGACAAAGTGATAACTCTGTGATAACATCATTTAGTCAAGGACCGTTTACATCAATCGAAGGCGGTGAGGTCAGTGCTGTCATCGATGAAAATGTAATACTGCCAACTACTGGCACGTATACTATTACCTATACAACAGCATTAGACGTTAGTCAAGCTAATAATTCATTAACAGCATTTGCCATGCTGTGTACAATCACACAAACACCAAGTGGCAGCGAAACTGCTACAGTTAGCAGTATTACACCCAGCTTGCTAGGAGCAGCAAGTCTAACAGCATCAACCTCTCCCACAGTGGGAAACAACGACGACGGCTATTGGACATTGGCATTACCTTTTAACATTACCTATCTAGGAACTACATACAGTACACTATATCCTAGTACAAACTTTTATCTAACATTTGGCAATGGTTCAACGGTATGGAGTGGGGTTAGCATTACCAATCCTGCACTACCTAAGATAATGTGGTGCGCACAAGACAATTCAGTACAAAGAATTTACTACGGCACCGAAGGTGTTGCACCAAATAGAACATTTAGAGTAAGACAAGAAGGAACATCAACTACCGGCGGAACTGTAGGCAGTCCCTCAATGGTATGCGAGTGGACATTCTACGAAAATGCTCCTAGTCGAATAGATCTACAAGTTGGGGTTAACAGCGCCAAAACAACTGGCGGTGGTTTTACTACTCAACAACTTAACGATTGGGGATTTATCAGTGGACAACGTATTCCTTTAAGGGTTCCTGCCTGCGATGATGATATCGAAGATCTCTACGACGAAGGCATTGTTATGGTAGGCGCTGCAGGGAACGGTCGATGGAAACATGATGTACCAGGCGGAGTTGATTGGAACAACACATTTGAAATGGCTGTTAGATATCCTGCTAGCGTTTTGCAACCCTACTATACTCATCGAGGAACAAGCCCTACCGCCAATGACACATTAGCCTACGGTACACACGACCTACCAGCAATATGCGTGGGCTCAGTTGACACTATTCAAATTGATCAAAAGGTATTATATAGTGACTGCGGTGCAGGAGTTGATCTATTTGCCCCAGGTACATATATTGTCAGCGCATTGCCTAGTGGTACTGCTGATCCCAGAAATGCCAGCTATTTTATTGGCAAGTATAGTGGAACCAGTATGGCAAGCCCGCAGGTATGCGGTGTATTAGCCTGTGCGTTAGAAGTGTATCCGGATATGAATCAAGAGCGGGCCAAAGCCTATATAACAGCTATTGCCAAGGCAGGACAAATTACAGCAACATCAGGCGGCCCTACAGACGGGCAAGATTTACAAGGTACGCCTAATTTATATTTGTTTTACAAAAAAGAACGGGAAACTAGTGGCAACGTATTTCCAAAAATCAATTATAAACCAAGACCCACAACAGGATCCGTTTATCCTAGACCTAGAATTAAAAGAACATTATAACGGGTAAATATACTAAAGAGAGCGGAATATGACAATACAACCAATCAATATCGGCAATGCAGTCAACGACGGACTAGGTGATGATCTTAGATCAGCCTTTCAAAAGGTAAATGCCAACTTTGCAGATCTAGCTGCCAGCATTACTGTGACCGCTAGTAATTTAGGCGGTGGTAGCGGAGTATTTAAAAATAAGGTCGGAGTTGATCTACAGTTTAAATCTCTAGTCGCTGGTACTAAAATGTTCATCAATGAACTAACCAACACTATTGTAATTAACAATCAACAGCCCGACGGCTTTGCTAGAATTGACACAGACCTTGGCATTGTTGAAGCTAGCAGTCATCTTAATATAACCCTTGAAGGTGGAGACAATGTCAACGTTTCTGCTGTTGGTTCTGTGATTACAGTAGACACCAATTTAGATCTAAATCAAATTATTGCAGGCTTTGACTTTGGAGTGTTGGGCAACAATTTTCAATTCTCCCCTCAGCTGGCCCTAGCAGCAGCTAATGTAGATTTTGGTACGATTACTAATCCAGGGACCATTAATTTAGACCTTGGTGCATTTTAAGGATATAGATTTGTGGCTATAACTTGGATCACTCCTGCAGGTAGCTTGGGAATACTAGTAGAAAGAAATACTTTAGAAATTCCCGTTCTTGCAACTTCAAACTCTGGATCTATTACCTACAGCGTAATAGCCGGACGTCTACCACGAGGACTGAGATTATCTAACAATGTGATTAACGGCAGTCCTGTAGAAGTGAGACGATTTACAGAATATCGATTTGTCATACGTGCCAACGACGGAATAGATTTAGAAGATCGTACTTTTGGCCTGTCGGTTGACGGTAGCGATTTGCCCTATTGGTTGACTCAAGAGGGATTTTTAAAAGTAGGAGAAAATAATGCTTACTTTGTGTTGGACAATGCCTATGTAGAATTTCAACTGGAAGCCGATGACACTGACATCAATGCCGGAGACTCACTGGAATACTACCTAGTACCAGTTGGGGGGGAACTACCGCCGGGATTGTCATTAAGCAAAACCGGCGTAATATCTGGATTTACTGACCCAGTATTTGCTGTTGACTATTCAGAAACTCAAACCGGATCATACGATACTGCGGCCTTTGACATCCTGCCATTGGACAAGCCTGAAGCAAGATCCAACGGCTTTGACAGCTTTCTCTATGATAATGTGACCTTTGACTACAACGAACCCAGTCGTGCTCCAAGACGCCTAAGTAGATTTTATACGTTTATTGTTGCTGTTAGTGATGGCGTTAATGAGGTGCGCAGAGTATTTAGAATATATGTGGTCACCGAAGAATTCCTACAAGCTGACAACACCATAGTTCAAGTTGATACCAATCTGTTCCAGGCAGATGCCACAGGTGATCGTGTTCCGCTGTGGATTACAGAAAGCAATTTGGGTAGATTTAGAGCAGACAACTATGTCACTATATATCTAGATGTTTACGATCCAGTTTCATTGTCGGGCACGATCACTTACTTTCTGTTAGCCACTAACCCCGACGGGTCACCTAGTGTTATTCCTCCAGGATTAATTCTAGATACTATAACTGGAGAACTGGCTGGCAGGGTTCCTTATCAGGCCGCTATAACTAAGACCTATCAGTTTACCATGCAGGCTGTGAATTTTCCTACATCACTGGCCGATATTAATTATACGTTGGTAGGTGATTGGAGTTCCACTAGAATTTATTTTGAAAACCAAGCTGTTAGATACTTAGGCTTTGTCTATATCTGTTTACAGGAACACAGAAACGTGGTTCCAGTAGACGGACCTTATTGGAATTTAGGGGTTGCAACCTCTGAAAAAACATTTACTGTAGATATTATTGGAGAAATAGAAAGTGCTATTCAATGGATTAGTTCTAATGATCTAGGTTCTATAAAACCTAATCAACCAAGCACAATAAATGTGCAGGCAGAAAGCCTGCTATACGGAAACAAAGTGATATACGAATTACAATCAGGTCTGCTACCTCCGGGGTTGAGTTTGCTTTCTACAGGTATCATTCAAGGCAAGGTAAAACAATTTGCCGATAGTCAAGGTCCAGGACTAACTAGATTCTTTGACAGAGATTCATCTCTGGTAGACTCAACTGGTACTATAACATTTAATACCACGTTTGATAACAATACTACTAGTTTTGGTAAACAATTTACATTTAAAATAAAAGCCAGAGATACTGCGAAATTTGCAGAAACTATCAAAGAATTTTTTATTAATGTTATTTCAAGTACAGAAAAAACCTTTGCAAATTTATATCTAAAAGCATTCCAGACCAAAGACAAAAGATTAAATTGGTATAATTTCATTACCGATTCTAACATTTTTAGAGCAACTGATATCTATAGATACGGCGATTCGAACTTTGGAATTCAAACTGAATTAAGAGTGTTGGTGTTTGCCGGTATCGAAAGTGTTGGTGCAGTAAGCTATGTTCAGGCCATGAGTCAGAACCACTATAGAAAGAATTTAAAATTTGGAAATGTTAAATACGCAGTGGCTAAGGATCTGCTAACTCAAGACCCTTTATATGAAGTAATATATGTAGATGTTGTTGACGAATTTGAAAAAAACGGTAATAGTATCAGTGGTACTGTAAATTTATCTAATAACATTAACAGCAAGATTTTGGTTAGTTATGATGCTATTAAAGTAGACAGCAATATTCCATTTGCCAGTGATAGTGACCACCAGCGCATATTTCCTAACAGTATCAAGAACATGCGTAGAAGAATTCGAGGAGTAGGCGAAAGAGATCGAGAATTTTTGCCTTTGTGGATGCGTAGTATCCAAACAGATAGCTTTGTAGAAACAGGTTATGTGAAAGCCTTGATACTGTGCTATCTACAACCAGGGCAGTCCGAAAGAGTGATTTCTAGAATAAAATCCAGTGGATTTGACTTTAAATCAATCGATTTTACTGCCGATCGATATGTGATAGATATTTTAGACGGAGAAATAGAGGATAAATACCTTGCATTCCCGCAACGTGGAGAAAAATTACCGTGACGAGCAATATTAACTATTTGGGCATAAATGAAAACTTTCCTGTAGCAGGAGAGGACAACGACACGCAGGTGTTTAGAGATAACTTTGATACTATCAAAACCAGTCTTAACACAGCTAAAACTGAGATTACTGATCTACAGACCAATGTAGCAAGAACTGACACTGATACCGATTTCAATCGAAAATTGATTAGCAATGCAGTTATGTTAAACAATTACAATAAGAAGTTTGATGGTGGTGTAATTACTGCGCCGTTGACTGTGGATTATGAAAATGGCAACTATCAAATTTTTAGATTTGGTGTTAGTACTACAGTAGAATTTTTAAATTTCCCAAACGACGAATCTAGCCCATCTGGGCTTGGCAAGGTCACATTAGAATTGTACGGTGACGGAACTGCTAGAACATTGACTTTTAGTACCAGTGGCGGAACTGTTGTTAAAAAGAATGCTACATTTCCTAGTCCGTTTACATTAACATCAGCAGAAGCTGCTGCTGGCAGTGGTAATCCTGTTATTATTGAAGTTTGGAAACACAAAACGGATAGAATCTTTTTACACTACCTGGGGCAATTCAGTTAATAATGCTACATCCATTATCTGTTGACCTTTCGGCGTTAAAAGACTCCGAGGTTGAAGAAAAATTACAAGAATTAACAAGAAAATATTTTGCTGCTCAGCGTTTAGGTAAACCTGAGCTCTTGACACAGATCTCAACTTTTGTTACAATATATAAACAAGAGTTATCAAGAAGGTATTTAGAAAAAACTAATCCCGAACTTGATGGAGATTTGGATCAATTAATTAATGTTAACAAATAATACCAATGAAAATTTAATCGAAGGAGTACTTAGACACGGTCCGGATATCCTGGCTCATTGTCAAACTTCTGCCGATATTCAGCAGTATCTAGATAGAATAGCATTTGAACATCTAAGCTATCCAACACCCCCAACTGACATTGATCCTAAACATTGGTTTATACCGGAAGAGTACAGAACCATGGATATCTTAGATTGGTTATATCATCGATGTCCTACTCCTGAAATTCGTGAACGGGTAGTTGAGGAACTTAGGTTATTTGCCAAACACGACATGATTCCCATGTTAAAAACCATGAAATATGTTGTAGATACTCTTAGAGCTAATAATGTAGTTTGGGGAGTAGGGCGTGGATCTAGCGTGGCCAGTTATGTGCTTCACATTATTGGGGTTCACAAGATTGACAGCATTAAATACAATATACCAATAGAAGAATTCTTTAAGGAGATATAACATGGGTAGAGTCTACACAAGTATGCAAGGTAAACAAATCGATATGGAAAAACTACAACTTAGAAATGAGTTGTCGCCTGCCGTCGGAAACATGAAAGTAAATGCCAGAGGTGATGAGTTGGGTGCTGGTGGTAAAATTGTTCGTACACGAGAACAGATCTTACAAGATTATTATAAAAATAATCCAAGAGCAATTGCCGATGAGGTTGTAGGTTCACGTGCAGGTGGAAAGAAATAATAATGGCTACAAACTTTGATGTTAAACATGTTAAGATACGAGCCCTTCATGATTGGGTTATTGTTTCAGACATGGACTTTGGCGAAATTACTACCGCGGCTGGATTAGTTATTCGAAGTGATAATGGTAAAACACATGGCATTAAACCTCGGTGGGGTAAGGTTTACTGTATAGGGCCTGAACAAAAAGATGTCAAAGTAGGTGATTGGATTTTAATTGAACATGGTCGATGGACTAGAGCCATGCACATTAACGACGGCGAACAAGAAGTCAAAATTCATCGAGTTGATGCTAACTGTATCATAGGCATATCTGATACACCGCCTACATCGGAAGAATGGTACGTTGCCGATTCAATGTAATATATGCACATGAAGAAAAAGTCATGGAGCGTGGAGGAAATTGCCACGCAAATCCATGCCATTGCTAGGGAATGTTCTAGTCCCTACAATGAAGGGTTCACTGCATTTGAACTCAAAAAAGATCTCTATCAAATTAAAGAAATCTTAGAAACAGCCATTAAACAAAGTCCCACCTTTTATGGCGAACAAGAGTGGTTGACAGAACAAGAAAAAAAGCGTATTATTAAGATATTAAAGTCTTAAGGAGATACTGTGACTAATCCATTTCGTGATCAAGAAAAGTTCATGCGGGCCTGCGACCAAAGTGTTGGCAAATTTGACGAACTACAATTTGCATTGTATACTAATCTTATTACTGAAGAGCATCAAGAATTTCTAGAGGCCACACTAGCAGAAGATCCGATAGAACAATTAGATGCACTTATTGACATACTAGTAGTCACCATTGGTGCTATTCACAGCATGGGTGCAGATGCAGAAGGTGCATGGAAAGAAGTAATGATGACTAACTTTGCCAAGATTGATTCGGAGACCGGTAAGGTTCGCAAGCGTGAAGATGGCAAAGTACTAAAGCCAATCGGTTGGGAGTCGCCTGCATTAGGACAGTTTGTATTTAAAAAGGCAAAAGAATGAAAGAACTATGGGTAGAAAAATACCGTCCTAAAACTATTGACGGCTTTGTGTGGCGAGACGAGGCTCAACGTAAACAGGTAATGACCTGGATCAAAGATAAAAGTGTTCCACATCTATTGTTAAGTGGACCACCCGGTATCGGAAAGACCACTATGGCCAAGATGCTGGTAAATGAAATTGGTATCGAAGATGCTGATGTCCTAGAAGTCAATGCTAGTAGAGAAACAGGTATTGATTTTATTAGAGACAAGATTGTTCCATTCATTTCTACTATTGCTTGGGGTCCGTTTAAAGTTGTACTACTAGATGAGGCAGATCGTCTTAGCCCTAATGCACAAGATTCTCTAAAGGGTATCATTGAGGAGTATAGTTCCTTTGCTAGGTTTATTTTAACCTGCAATAGTCCAAATAAAATTGTTCCTGCTTTGCACAGTAGATGTCAGCAGTTTCATTTTAGCAAACTGGATATGACTGAGTATACTGCAAGAGCTGCTACCATACTGGTCGAAGAGTCTATTGAATTTGATTTAGAAACATTGGATTTGTATGTTAGTACTGCATATCCAGATTTAAGAAAGTGTATTAACCTGTTGCAACAGCATGTTAATGATGATAAACTTCATGTTCCTACAAAAGAAGATGCAGGTACTATGGAGTGGAAGTTTGATATGGTTGCACTTTTCAAAGCTGGAAAAATTACAGAAGCACGTAAACTAATCTGTAGTAAAATCCGTGTAGAAGAAGTAGAAGAAGTATTTCGTTGGTTGTACGACAATCTTGATGTGTTTGGTGATGATCAAAAACAAGACTCGGCTATTATCATTATCAAGCAAGGATTAGCTGATCATACATTGGTAGCTGACCCAGAAATCAATCTTGCAGCCACATTGGTCAAGCTGGCACGTCTCTAATGTCAGATGATAAGTCTAACTCTGCCAAGGGCCGTACCAGCTACGACTCTACATCAACAGGTTCTCTGATACCATTCTTTAATAGGAATGTGTCAGAGTATCCCACAGAAGCTGGTGGTGTTAAATTTGATCTAGTGCCTGTCACCAAACAAAAAGATATCATGATTAATCATGCTAGGATTTATGCCCAGCAAGAGTATGATCGAATTATGGAACTGGTTGCTGTGTTAGAGAATCAAGCTCAGGCAATTAAGCGACGACTGGATATTACTGATGCCGTACATGGAGCCGTTTATCAATTTCAACCTGTAATGGGCAACATCTATTGGCTGGCATGGGATAAACGGAAACAGCATACCTTATTAACACAAAACGGACCGAACAATTGGTCTAGTAGTTCACCGGAAGATTACGAATACAAGGCGCAGGTAAAGTATATGGGCGACCATACCTGGATGGAAATAAATGAATAACAGATATATGATTGTGACCTATGTACAAAAGTCTGATGGTAAATGGGACGAGCTCACTGAATTTAAAAATAGTATTAGACCAAAACATCTGCAGAATGCCAAGGTCATTCTTGATTTTAGATATAAAAAAGTCGTCAAAAACACCCTCAATAAAGAAGCTGGATTTGACGACATGTTGGAATTTTACAAGAGGCTGTTAGGAGATCAACTAACACCCTATCTGCCTCCTGAGCTTTAAGTTTCTCCGTAGATTGCTAGTATCTCCTTGACAGCTTCATGGCGTTCAACGTCACTCACAGTAAAATGACAGGTGTCTACATATCTGTGATTTTCAAAGTTATTATATAACTTCAGGAATTCAAGCAACCCATTATTGCTTGGGCGGTCGGCCTGCTGTAGATCTCCAGTGACAACCATTCTAGATCCCTGTCCTAGTCGAGTCAGCAGCATCTTCATCTGACTAGGCGTTGTGTTTTGCATTTCGTCGGCTATAACGATGGCATTCTTAAACGTTCTGCCTCGCATATAAGCTAGTGGACTGGTTTCAATGATTCCTTCTGCAACCATATGTTCAATCTCTTTAGCGTTATAATTCTCGGCAATTACATCAAAGATTGGTCTCGTCCATGGGGCCATCTTTTCATTAAGATCACCTGGTAAAAACCCGTGTTCCTCATCCACTGAAACAGCTGGTCTGGTAATTATAATTTTATCAACTTCACCGTACTTGAGTTGATCCACCGCCCATTGTACAGCTAACATGGTTTTACCCGTGCCGGCTGGACCTGTAGCAAATACGATCATTTTAGTTGAATCGTTTAGCTTTAACAGGTAATTTTCTTGATTAAGGTTTTTGGGATATATTTGAACTCTTGGACGTTTTTTGTAGGATGTTGTATCTACTATTTTAATTACGTTAGACTCTTGGTGATATTGATTAGCTTTCAGTGCTACTGCTGCTCTTTTACGCTTCATATAAGGTTAGCCCTCCTTGTTATGTGTTAGGCACGGACCTTTTAACCGACGTGTCCGTGTACGAACACACAAGTATTTAACTCCAGGATCTAAAAGTTATGTGTTATGTTTGTATTTTGACGATAAATACAATTAGGAGAAATCATGGCCGATATTAAAGATATTATACAAAATATAGAACAGCTTTACGGGTCTAATAACAGCTTGAACATGCTTAAAGATTTTGAGCGTGTTGTAGACGAGTTAGATGTCTATGTTTATGAAAACTGGATTGACGGTGAGCTAGTTGCCGGACCCAAAGAATCACGCTACTTTGTAGAGTGTACATTCATGTGGCCCGAAGAAAAGATGCCTGAGCCGCAAGGCGGCAAGCGCCTATTAGACTACGGTTGCAAAGTTCAGTACGCTGAAAGCAGCATTTCTAAAGTGCGTAAAATTAAAACCCCAGATGATGTTCGTCCTGGTACAAAGAAAGGCAAGATTGATCATGAGCCTGTGTGGATGGTAAAAATTTCCATGCCCAAGAAATTAATGAACGACATCAATCGTGGTTATAAAAATCTCGATGCAAATAAAGTAGAAGATATACTAAATCAAAATGGAGTAGTAGCAGCTCAACCAGAAGCTACTGCGCCTGCAGAAGGAGCCGCAGATGCCGCACAGCCAACAGCTTAATGAAGGACTACGTCCAATGGACCTAGCCGAAATGGTTAATAAAACTTTTGAAGTAGATACCTTTCGATCAAAGATGGGCGAGGACCGTGACGTATGTGTATTAACATTCACTGTGCTTGATAGAAATCCTGCAAAGGATCTCATGGAGTTTATCGAGAAGGGCTACGACTTTGTGCTAGATGCCGATGTCAGCAGTGGCGAGAATACCAATGGCGAGTATAGTGTATTTGTTGAATTGTCAAGAACCAAAGACCTTGCTGAACAGATCAAAGAACTAACCTACGGTATTAAAAAACTAACAGGTATTGGTGATTGGGAATTCCGCTATCACAAAGACGGCAAGAAGTTTCAGGTATCAGAAGAAACTCTTAAATCAGTTATTCCACCATCGCCAGGTGCCTATGATGGACTAATGAGCAAGATGCGTACTGAAGGAATCAAACGTTTCTTCAACAAGACTCTAATGGACGATCTAACACTAGACGGTGATATTATCACCATTCACAAACCTTTTGACCGACAGGTCAAACTGCGTATGGTTAAAGAAGCTGCTACCGATTCTATTCTAGAAGGTGTAGTAGATCCTATCACAATGGATGATGTTTCTACTAGCGAAATATTTTGGTTAACCAAAGTACTAGGCGACTACAATATCAACAAGGTAGGCGACAAATTTATGTTTGACAACAACGGTCAAGCAATGCTATTACAAAGGATAGATTAATGAGCTTTACATTCGATTTTACAAAAGACCAACTGAAAGAAATGATTCCCAAGAATTCCTATGTGGATCAATGGTTTGAAGCATTAGACAATATACTACCAGAGTACGATATCACAACTCCACAACGTGTGGCTGCTTTCCTAGCACAGTGCGCTCACGAAAGCGGTGGTTTTGTTTTCCTAAAAGAAAACCTAAACTACAAGGCAGCAAGCCTACGCAGAGTGTTTCCCAAGTATTTTCCAGACGATGCCATTGCTGCTCAGTATGCTGGCAAGGGCGAAATGATTGCCAATCGAGTGTATGCTAATCGTATGGGCAATGGCTCAGAAGCATCAGGCGATGGATTTAAGTACTGCGGTCGTGGGCTTATTCAGTTGACTGGCAAGAACAACTACACATTCTTTGCAGGATCGCTAGACATTCCTGTAGAAGAAGCCAGCGAATACCTACAGACATTCGAAGGCGCTGTGCAGTCAGCCTGTTTTTTCTGGGAACAAAACAAACTAAATCAGTACGCAGATAGTGGTGATATTTTAACAATGACCAAACGTATCAACGGTGGCACCATTGGTCTAGAAGATCGCATCAAGCATTACGAACACGCATTACACATATTTGGAGCAGCATAATGACCCTGATAGGATGGCTGTTCGGTATTATTCCTGATAGTCTTTTTATTTGGATTACCTATATTCTGTTCGGAATAGGTGTTGTGTTATACTCGGCTAGCAAGTTGGTTCCTTGGATTCCCATGATGGGCCAATACAAACTTCCGGCAGAGCTATTTGGTATTGTATTTCTAGTTATAGGTTCCTATATGTTTGGTAGCTATGGAACTGAAATGGTGTGGCGCGAACGTGTAGCAGAACTAGAAGCAAAAGTTAAGGTTGCCGAAGAAAAAAGTCAACAGGTCAACACAGTTATCGAAACTAAAATAGTTACAAAAGTCAAAGTCATTAAGGAAAATGTATATGTTAACAGAGAAATCATCAAAGAAGTTGCGGGCAAGCAGTTGGATGCTCAGTGTACTTTGCCTCGGTCTACTGTCAGCTTGCACGACAGCGCCAGTCGTAATGAAGTTCCCGAGCGTGCCGCCGCAACTGATGGAACCCCCAGCGGAGTTGAAGCCAGTAGGCTCCTCGACAGAGTCGTTGAAAA